GGTCTCGTACTTTTGTCTCTCTTGACTTAAGCTGAGCCAGTTTTGTGGTCTAATACCCTTTTTGCCTTCGCGGTAACCTACGAATGGATCCCTTACAAAGTAGGGTTTTCCTACTTGATCTCTAAAATTAGAGTAGGGTCTCGTTCCGTAGTTTGTATACCCTCCGTAAGTTGGATAGCTAATAATGACGTCAATGTCTCCTTGTCTATTCTTATTAGTAAAGACTCTAACGTTTCTCTTTAATCTACCAGTAGCATAAGGATTATCAGGAGTATTATTAGGTTGAGGTACCTGTCTCATAATATCAGACCTCATCATGGCAGCAATGTCTTCCATGGTCTTCTTAATCTCTGCGTCTAGTAGGTTCTTCATTAGTTACCAAATTGGATTGGGTTATTGCACTGGTCAAATGGACTCTTAGCAATGATTTGTAATTGTGCTGTCCAGCCGGCCGCGCTGTTATTGTAGCCTTCTACGAATGGCGTACAAGTAACTGGGAGTACAATGTTGTAGTTAACATCATTCCAGGTCGTCATGTTGTAAGAGGCCAAGAGGTCTCTCATGATTTCCATAGTAGAGTTGTGGATGTTCTCCTCTAAGTCTAAGACGTCCTTAGCTAAGTCAAAGACCACTAAGTCAAAATCAAACTGAGTTGAACGACCATCCATGATAGCTGGTTGAGGTACCAAATGAACGGCTGGATATTTATATGAGTTTTGTGGGCCCTCTTTGGTTGGGATCTCGATCATCGATGCTGGACCTACTCTGAAGGACTCAATTGCCGGATGCAGAGCACAGAGAGTTCTGAACTGATCTACAACATCTTTGTATGTTTGGGATACGATTGCCATAATTGTTTCTTATTTGTATTTAATAATAAATATAGGGATCTGAAATATTGAACTACTATATCTATTCAAATTTCTGTGAGCACAAAAAAGGCCACCCTCTCGGATGGCCCTAAACACAAACAAAATGATTATTTATTATCTAAGTTGATTTTACGATATAAATTTACAGACTTATTTTTACCATTACAGATAGCATTACCTTTTTTAGATTCAAATAGATCTTTATTATGGGTCAATAATTTATATGATAACTTTTGATCCGACTTAATCCTAGGATAACTCAAATTTTGTAAGTATATTAGAATATCTTTTTGAGTAAACCAATCATTAGTGGTAATCATATTGTAGAATATTTCTGAAACCTCTCTAAATTCTTTTGCTATTTTTTCAGCATTAGCTTTACCTGCTTTACTCCTAATAGCAAAAGCTTTTTCTGGATTTTCTGCAGCAAATTTAGCAGCATTAAGAGGACCATTCTTTCTACCTAAAGCCTGTATATGTCCTGATTCAACATTTTTCTGACCGCCTTTTTGACCATTTAAAGATGCTTGTTTTTTATGTTCTTCTGGATTTTCTTTAATATATTTAGTAAGATTTTTGCGACCATTTTCAGCACCATATTTTTTACCTAATGCTGAAGCGCGACCGGATTCTTTTGCTTTTTGACCTGCTATTTTACCACCAATCTTACCACGTCGACTCATTGATTCTGGTTTAACACTTTTACCAGCTTTTGACTGATGGTTTGGATTTCGTTCAATTAGAGTTTTTAAACCTAATGCTGCAGAAGATCTGTTCTTTCTCTTTTTTACCTCTCCAGTATCAACAGATTCTTTATAAGCTTGACGTTGTTCTTCCAACTTTTTATTAAGCTCATTAGCCCAATCTTGATTATTAGTATTTTCCATATCTTTAAATATTATTTTTGAATATATTGTGAAATCCAACGATCATAGTAGTAGTCAGGAAAGCGTACCATGTCTTTTACCATTTTATCAAATACTGATAGGTTACGTTCAGACATCTTAAACCAATTATTAGTAGGACTAGTAAATTTAAGAATTTCAATTTTTTGTTCTTCAGTAATATTAGGCATCCATTGTTCAGCCAATTTACTATTTAAAAGAATGTTAGCACAATATCCCCAATCAACACCTTCATTAAAAGTAACCTCTTTATATTGTACTCGTCGACGAATAGCATTAAGATCCATATAGTGTGCTCTTTTAGCATCTGATGCATTTTCAACTTGATCCGCAGATGCTAAAGGACTATTACTTAATGTTATAAAAACAAAACGATCTGTAGGAATTTCAAAACCACCACGACCCACTTCTCTAAAAGAATCAATTGCTGCTTGTTGAGCCTCATCTAAGGCGTGATATTGTGCTCCTAATTGTTTACGATAAGAAAGTACTTGGCGGTCTTTATCAAATACTCCTTTTAGGGTATTAAGATTATCGCCTTTTGTAAAGAGGGTATCACAGTCGTCAAAAAGACAATAAATCTTGCTATCATCTTTAGGAGCATGTAATAATACTGTAGCAACATCTGCGCAAAATGCAAATAGACCTAGACTACCTTCAAATTTAACTAGATTAATACCTGCTGTTTTTGCAACCTCATTTGTGGTATAGGTTTTACTATATCCTGGAGGTGAGTAAAAGAAAAAGTGATCTCCAAAGGTATTGTTTAGCAATGCCTCTTTAACATCATTAGCAAAGAACTCATACTCTGCTTTACCTTGTTCGATGTAGAACATCTCCTTGGTTGAAATCTTGTTTTTTAAGTTAATCATTTATTTTTGTTTTAAAGTTACAGTGCAAATATAATACGAAAATTTGACATATGAAAACTTTTTTACAATTATTTTGCCAAAAGTTATTAACAATTTATACTTTACCCTGTTTCTTGATCAAAGCCAATGCAATAATACCATCTTCTAAACGTCGGTGTTCGCCTTTGAAACGATCATACATGAATTCTAGACCCGCATTCTTTTCAGCACAATAAAGTAGTTCTGATAAGGCTTCGTCTCCTTCTACCTCTGCAGTCTTAACTTTATTATAAGATGTTTCAATCTTTTCTTCTAAGGCTTCGAACATTGGTATTAGTTCGTTGATACCCTTTTCAATCTCATTAACTAGATGTTCTAGTTGTTCTGGTTTGTCTTTAAACTTTTCAACAATGTAGTTGATTGTGTCTAGTCTCTCTCGTTTGTTTGTGGTTGGATTAATTGGTTTTTGCATATTAAAAATTTTAAATTATTGTAGTTTATAGTACAAGTCTATGCTTTGTTCCAAATTATTCCAAATTAATCAGGCATAAACTTGTCCTTGCCTTTTCTGTAGAAAGCATACTGTGCATTCTTCTCTTTACTTAGGGCATATCGGACTGCATCTAATGCATGGTTCCAAGCATCTATAGGTTTATCGGTATCTGCTTTCCAACAGTAGAGTTCGTATTCCTTTCGGAGGTCGTCGGAGGCCGGATGTACGAAGACTTGATGTTGTTTGATCTTGTCAATACCATTTCTTATACTATCTGGTCCTTTATAGGCTGGTTGTATGTTCCATCCCTTTCTTCTTAATTCCTCAATACTCTTCGGTTCTGCTGAATCCGCTATGATCTGCGCGTTTCTTGGGATGCCCAGTCTTTGCATACGTTGATGGATGTCTTCATTGGTTAAACCCTGTTCGTAGATCTTCTGTTCTAAGTAGAGTTTACCGTTGTGTTTTGAGACTTTTACTAGGGCGGCGGGGTCGGAGGCAAATCCAAAGTCTAATCCGTAAATAGTATCGATGCCTTCTGGGGCCTCTCCTACCTCCCAGCCAGTGAAGATCCTACCAACTACTCCATCTTGCCACATACCCAAGATATGGTGGTTGTAGTATTCCATATCTATGTCTTTCATTCTTTCCCATTCAGCTATCTTCTTAGGATCTAGATTATGAGAGTTAATATGATATGTTGTATGGATAAATTCGTGGTCCACGGCCCACTTTGGATTGGGCCGACCATCTTGATACCAACGATTGTGGATCCAATGTCTCTTGGTTGTCGGGTTAAAGAGGATGAAGATCTTACGTTCTACGTCCTTAGTACGAAAGGAGTCATTAAGTTTAATAAACTCTTCTTCTGATGGTAACTCTGTGGCCTCATCAATAAGTAGGTGAGTTACCTTAGCAAGACCCTTTCCTTTTGCCTGCATTGTACCATCTGCAAGTTTCATCGCGTGCGTGAGGATCATATTGCCATTGAATCTATTTGTGATCTCATCTCCGTCTATTCGAATATAGGGCTTAATGCCCCAGCTTTCTGCCAAGTCTAAGATGTCTCTGTAAATAGATGATTTGATTGATTTTTGAGTATAACGAGCAACGACTCCCCTAAAGAACTCGTTGCCCATTAACTTAATAAGGAAATACGCAGCAGCTTGCGTACTCTTGCCGCTACCACGTCCTCCTGAAATTAGATAGTAAGTTTTATCTGAATGAAAGAGTGGAGCATAAGCATCTAATACTTTAAACTCTTTATCCATTCTTTGCGATATTTCTTAATTCTTTTTTAAGTCTTGTTAAGACTGTGTTGAGGCACGCGCCACATCCGTTTGGTCGGCGGTTCTCTCCAGTCAACTCATTGTAAACTGAGTAGATCTCTGCCTGTTGAGCTGCATTGTATGCTTGTGGCACCATAATAATTGGCTCCAGTAGCATAAGTCTGATAATTAGTTCGTCTCTTGTCATGTTAATAGTTTATAATCTTCTCCAGAATTAAAGTGATGGTCT